ATAGTGATCTTGTTTCTTTTAAACAAGGCATGGGTTCGTTTGGAATTGAGTATGATGTAAATGATTTTGTTCGACTATTTGCAGAACATCAATCATCACCATTGACTTGTGATGATCACCCTGGATTAAACTATGCGGGATTTAAATTGACAGCACCACTAGCAGATACTGTTATTGCGTACAGTGGGTTGGCAATTCATAATGAGAAATTTGATAGTAATAATAAACTTAAAAATCCTATCGTGATGACTGGTATTGAATTTGGTAATGGTCCATTTAAATTGTATACTGAGTATATGCACAGTGCAGAACAACTAGATGATGGTAGATTCTATGCTGGTGCTAAATTCATCTTCGACTGACCTTTACAAACGCGATAAAAGTTGATATACTAAGAGGGTTACCACCCTCTTTTTTTATGATTGAGTTTCAGAGTGAAGTCCAAGACATAATCGAAACCTTAGGATGGGATGAAAGCGATGACATTGTCGTTGAAATTGGCGGCACTATTGTCAGTGGTATTCATCAAGGTGAGACCTATAACAAAAAATGGGCGACACCATTTGGTGTTCGTAAATATAACAAAGACGCATTTATTATCATCAGTAATAATTCCCGTAGGGATTTGACTAGATCTCAACCTATGGACCGGGAACACAAACCACACCACAATACTAAATAAATTTCAAGTCAACAGAGACTATGACCTTTACGATTTATTCAAAGGACAATTGCCAATACTGCACAAAGATTGAACAGTTGATGCAATTTACAGAGGTTAAATATGTTGTCTATAAATTAGACAGAGATTTTACCAAAGAAGCATTTCATGATGAGTATGGTGAGAAAGCCACCTTTCCCCAAGTAACCTATGGTTCCCAAACTATTGGTGGGTGTGCCGATACCATTAAGTTTTTGAGAGAACAAAAACAATTGCCAGAGGAATGAACGAACTTTGCTACCTTGTAGAAACCGCCATTGATTATGCATTTAAAGATAAGTTCGTATTGAACATGTATCTTTATGCAAAATCTGCTCAGTTAACTAAGAAAGATATGACTCAGTTCATCAATAGTTCTACTGCTGTTGAATTGAAAGATCTATGTCTCGAACTTGACGAGTATATTAAGGGTGGTTCAGACAATGAGCACAAACAAATTCGTGAGGGGTATGGACACATTCCCAAACCACGTGCTCGTAAGATTAGAAACTATCTTTATGGAATTTTAGAGGATGCTTTGCGCTATGAAAGAGACAAACGACCTGGCCGTAAGAGAGGATCCTAATTTACAAATAAATAAGGGCGTGGAGTTGATGCTCCGAAACAAAAATAAGAAGGAGGGATCAAAGACTTTCCAGATTAAATTTGGGAAAATGATATCTCTATTCCGTAGAGAACTTCATGTGTGCCTAGATTTTTCACTAGATGTAAAAAAGAAGGAGTAGAAACATGATTGCCACGATCTTGACAATTAGTTCATTAGTCTCTATAATGTTCTTCTTCGTCGGAGGTATGGTTGGATGGCTAGCAAAAGAGCACGTCATCAAAACAACTCCCTATCATCCAGACACTGTTAATTTACATCCTGAATTCTTTGACGAAAATGGCAATGTACTTCCAGACCAAGTGCTTGCAGTGAGATTTGAAAATGCCGAAGACTACTATGACAACGAAGACAACTAAGAAAAGATCAGTTCCTTCTCCAAAGTTAACTGATCTCCCACCTAATCCATTCCAAAGTGAAATTCTTGAACTTGTTTCTAAGGCAAGAACTCGCGCAAAAAAGATTGAACTTCTGAAACTGCACCGCAATGAAGCTCTTGTGTCCTTGCTAATCTGGAACTTTGATGAAACTGTCCTCTCTATGCTTCCAGAAGGCACTGTTCCATACAAACCTAACGAGGCACCTAAGGGAACAGAGCACACCTCTCTGAGAAGCGAGCAGAGGACGTTCTACAACTTTGTGAAGGGGGGAAACGATAAACTTTCTAAGACCAGACGCGAACTGATCTTTATTCAGATGCTGGAAGGTCTTCATCCCGAAGAAGCTGACCTGCTAATCCTTGTTAAAGATAAGGCTCTGATCAACCGTTACAATCTTAATCGTGGACATGTTGAAGAGGCATACTCTGATATTCAATGGGGTGGTCGTTCATGATGGGAATGATTAAACTCATCCATCAAGACTGTGATCCAACATTAGCAGATGATAAGGGTCTCCCTACAAATTCTTACTTAGTAAAGTATAATGTGGAGGGAACCCTCACTCATGATATTGTGATGGCAAACAAAGCAGTCGATATCTTTGATGAGTATTACGATAAGTATAAGAAAGATTTTCTCAGGTTTGATCAGACAGAAGGAAGACTCAGACCTAATTTGTACGGAGCAAAACCAAAATCTGAGGATAAAAAGAAACGGCGATGAATGACGAGGAACTAAGAGCACAGATTGAAGTGCTAATTCGTGACGAAATTCAAGAGGTCATCAACTCTTATGTCGAAGAACAAAATAAAAGTTCTGGCGACAGTGGGATTGGTTTTATCACTCCTGAGGAGCAGAAGGAGATGACAGTGAAGATTAAGAATGCAGAGATTGATAAACTCATGAAAGAGTATAAACAGATTAAGAAGGAAGAGAAATCAAATATCTCTGAGATTAAGAAACTGGGTCTTGTGGATAAATTTGGCAACCCACTTGACTAAATAGAGAATGAGGTCTATAATAAGACCTGACGTTCATCCCACTCTTGGGTGGGACGCAAGTAAGTCGCGGAACGGAGTCGTTCATCCCATGATTGAAATTCTTTTATATTCAACACTCAGTTGTTCTGATGCCGATGCTATTATGTTTCGGATGAAGAATAAGAAAAATCTTAACGAACAAGTTAAGATTGAACTAATAGAAGCCGTAAAGGAATCTACACCTGAGTGCTATCCATGGGACGCACACGATTGAAGGAACGGGAAAACGGATCCATCGAAAGATGAGAAGGTTCAATTTCACCCAACTTTCAGGAGTAAACTCATGACTACAACAATCACTTATAGAGGGCAGAAGTACGACAAAGATGCGTACAAAGCCAGTGTGTTGGCACAAGCAACACAACAACGCAACCACAATCTAATGTATCGTGGTATTAAGATCGAACGTAAGTTCGCATCGAAGAGCTGATTGTTACGGGAGGTTAATAACCTCCCTTTTTTTTGTAAATTATTTCGAGAACTTCATTAAGTTAGCATACGCTGACTAAATATTGATAGAATTGGAGAGCGAATGAACCAAAAGTCTTCGTAATCGTCCTATCAGGAGAAATTATTATGCATAATCTATTATCGTACAACCAATTAGCAGGATGGAAACTGTCCATTGACAAATTAGCAAAGACCTTAGATAAGACCATGGAAGAATCGGATCTTATCAACGATTACTATGACTGCTTGATTGAATGTGACGAAAAACAAGCTACATGCAAACGTATTTGTAGGAGCGTTCTAGCTTAGTCAATAAACAATTGAACCAAAAGGTGGGGAGGGTTGACTACCCTCCTTTTTTAATGCTATAATATAGTCTACGATCTAATTTTTATGGATAAAGAAACACTCAAACTGATCGTCAAAAATTTAAAATCTCTGATCAATGTTCTAGAATCAGAGGTCTATTCTGACGTAGAAGCATATAAATATCAAGAGAGTCCCTCTGAGATTAGTGATTATGATGAAGTGTTCTATGAGGGAGACGATAGTGTGTAGTGTCAATGAAAGACAAGAAGGCAATCAAAAAGATTATCAAACGTGCTAAGAAACATCCTGGATGGTATACACAGGAAGAAGTATTGTATGCTAAACTAATGAAAAGGACATTGAAAAAGAATGAATGCAAAACTGATAACATCAACTCCTGATGCTGAGAAGACAATGGCTTATGTTGCCAGAGTCTCCAATCCAAACAATCAAGAGAATGAAAATTATTCTGGTCTTTTAAAATATTGTATCAAGCATCAACACTGGTCTGTGTTTGAGCAAGCATATATGACATTGGAACTGAGCACGACCAGAGGACTGGCAGCCCAAGTGCTTCGCCACAGGTCATTTACATATCAAGAATTTTCACAACGCTATGCTGATAGTTCCTTACTCGCGGAGGAGATCCCTCTACCTGAACTACGCAGACAAGACACCAAGAATCGTCAGAATTCTATTGATGACATTGATCCGTTCACAAGACAACAGTTCCAAATCAAAATACAAAAACATTTTGAAGAGGGAATGAATCTCTACAAAGAGATGCTTGATGCATCAATTGCAAAGGAGTGTGCTCGTTTTGTGCTTCCTTTGGCAGTTCCCACCAAAATCTATATGACAGGCTCATGTAGATCATGGATTCATTATATCTCTTTGCGAACTGCTAACGGTACACAGCAGGAACACATGGACCTTGCTAATGATTGTAAGAAAATCTTTATTGAACAGTATCCTACTGTTGCAGAAGCATTAGAATGGAAGTAATCGATAATTTTTTACCAAGGGATATTCACGAAGAATTGGTAGAACGTTTATGTTTCAACTCGAACATGCCATTATACTTTCAACAATGGGTATCTCATCCACCAGAATTAGAAACGAATAATGAACTGTGGAATTGGTATGCCACTCATGAGTTCTACAATCATGATAGACCCATGAGTGAATACTGTTCAAAGATGGTTATCACCTTCGGTGACAGGATTCCTAATCTTAAATCTCTCATGAGGATTAAATTAAATTTCTATCCACATACAGAGACTTTGAGAGAACATGGACAGCATGTTGATTATGACTTTCCATCCCATGCTGCCATCTATTCACTGAATACTTGTAACGGTTTTACCAGATTGCAAGATGGAACAAAGGTAGATAGTATAGCAAATAGATTACTAATTTTTGATGGTAGTGAAGTGCATAACTCATCTACTACAACAGATCAAAAAGGTAGGTATAATATTAATTTCAACTACCTTTAATAAATATTCACACATTATGTAAATTTATGGCAACGTATCCTGTAAAAAACAAAGAAACTGGCGAGACAAAAGATGTTGTAATGAGCGTACATGCATGGGATGATTGGATCAAAGAGAATCCTGACTGGGAAAGGTACTACACACCAGATAATGCTCCTGGGTTTGGTGAGGTAGGAGAGTGGAAAGATAAACTTAGGGTTACTAAACCTGGTTGGAATGAAGTCTTAGAAAAAGTACAGAAAGCACCATCTGCCCGTCAAAAATTCAAACTTTAAGTTTTAACTATGCCTAGAAGAAAGAAAACGGATGATCCGATTGGAGTAGGTCTAACGGCAAAGCAAATGCGTCGTAAGAAACCACTTAACACGGATCTCCTGGTTGATATTGAACCACTCACAGACAATCAAGAAAAGTTTTTTGCTGACTATAAGTCGGGTAAGCATCTGTTTGCATATGGATGTGCGGGTACAGGAAAGACATTCATTGCCCTCTATAATGCCCTGAGAGAGGTTCTTTCTGGTGAATCACAGTACGAGAAGATCTACATCGTTAGATCGCTTGTAGCTACCAGAGAGATTGGTTTCCTGCCCGGTGATCATGAAGACAAGTCATCTCTTTATCAGATTCCTTACAAGAATATGGTAAAATATATGTTCGAGTTGCCATCGGAATCTGATTTTGAGATGCTGTATGGTAATTTGAAGACCCAAGGCACCATTAGTTTTTGGTCCACGTCATTCATTCGTGGTACTACCTTTGACAATGCTATTGTAATTGTTGATGAGTGCCAGAACCTCAACTTCCACGAACTTGATTCGATTATTACTCGCGTTGGTGAGAATAGTAAGATTCTATTTTGTGGTGATGGGGTTCAATCTGATCTAACTAAGACACATGAGAGAAATGGAATCTCGGATTTCACTCGCATCCTTACAAAAATGGAATCGTTCTCTCTGATTGAATTTGGTATCGAAGATATCGTTCGTTCTGGTCTGGTCAAAGAATACATCCTCGCTAAGAACGCAATTGGTTTAGTATGACCTTCATTCAACATAATTATCTCGGTGACATTGAACTCAACAAAAAAGAAACACCCGGTTGTAGACTATATCAAGTCCCAAATGGCGACTGGGTTCCTTCTATTACTTCTGTCACTTCTTTCTATAATCGCGAGATTTTTGTCAAGTGGCGCAAGCGAATTGGAGAAGAGGAAGCTAACAAAATTACGAGAAAGGCAACTGCCCGTGGAACTGATTACCATGAGGTTGCACAAGCATACTTAGAGAACAAGGAATTAAATTGGGACGACTATCGTCCTTTATCTAAGATAATGTTTCATCATAGCAAACCATATCTGGATAAGATAAATAACATACATGCTATTGAACGCACTCTCTTTTCTGAGTACCTTGGATTAGCCGGAAGAGTTGATTGTATTGCCGAATACGAAGGCGAACTAGCTATCATAGACTTTAAGACATCAGAAAAAATTAAACCAGAGAAGTGGTTGGAAAACTATTTCGTTCAGGAAACTGCATACGCTTGTATGTACTATGAGATGACTGGCATTCCAGT